AGCCGCAGTGTCGCCAGTCTTGGAGCGGATAGCGTCTGCGATATCGGTCAGGGTGCTTCCATCGATACTGTACTTACTCATCAGAACGCCTCGCTTTCTGCGGTCGGCATCGCCGCTAAAACAAGCTGTGCAATCTCCGCCTTATCCGCTGATGTCAGGACATAGGAGTCACCCGTGTCGCCCTTGGGACCCTGCTCTCCGTTGGCGATGTCAGCAGTGGTCGTGCCGCTCTTGTCCGTGATGGTGATGGTCGCTCCTGTGGCTGTCTGGGTAATGGTGGCAGAGGGAGAAAAGCCATCTTCACCCGGAACACCCTGACTGCCGGGCTCTCCGCGCTCGCCCTGAGGACCTGCGGGACCGACACTGCCCGGGTCGCCTTTGTCGCCTTTGTCCCCCTTGGGACCATCGAACTCACCGCTTGCCTTCGCCTCGGCGAGAGCCGTGTTGATGGTGGTCGGGATGCCGTCCGCGATTTCTTCCACCGTCTCCACGCCCGCATTGAGCGCGGCGATGGCCTGCGCGATGGCGTCCTGCTGTACTGGGGTCGGTTCCGTGTCGGTGGGCTTACTCCTGCGCCGCACAGGGATCGTGACCAGATAGCGCGTCTCTCCGTCAGCCTCGGTGGCGTGCATGACGATCCACGCATACACGTCTGCGCCAGTCAGGAGCAGCTCGTCAGGGATGTCCACCTGTCCGTCCGTGCCGACCATAGTGATGGTGGAGCCGCCCGTCTTCTGGTTGCTGAAATGCACCTCGAACGTCTCCGGGAGCGTCCCCTCGAGGCCGATGATCTGCAAGACCTGTCCGTAATCATACTGCATCAGGTGGCGCGTCTGCGCGCTCCTGAGACCGCCGAATGCTGCCTTAACGATGTTAGTGCTCATTCTTCCGCTCCTTCCTCGGTGTCCTCGTAGTATTCCTCTCCGCCATTCCTCGCCGCATCAACCAGTCCCTCGCCGATGATGTACGCCAGCACAGAGGCCCCTGCCATGATGATCGCGGTGATCTGGGCTGCTTCTCCCTCGCTGTGACCGATCGCGACCACGAGGAGCGCCACGAAGCTGCATACGGCTGTCCAGAATTTCCTCGACGTTAACTTCCGAATGATGTCCTCTTTGCTCATGCTAAACCTCCCAATCACAAAAAATCATGCTTTTCCAGCCGCTCGGTGTAGATGCGTTTGATATACGCGACTGTAGAAAGTGTTTGGTTGTTCTTAAACTCAGGATGCAGCTCGCAATACTTCTCATAGTTGTCGACATCCGTGAGAACCTGGTCGAAGGAGTCCTTGCTATGCCGCTTGCCTTCCTGTGTCTCGTCTGAGAACCGCAGGATGCGTACCCGTGATTGCACAGCCTCGTTCCGGTCGACCTTGCCTTCCAGCGCCGTGACCTTCTCGGACAGGCCCTCGATGGCCTTAAGGACTTTGCTGTCCTTGTCGGTCTTGTCGTCTTTCCTGTGGATGACGAACTGCAAAAAGGCCCAGAGGCCATTTGAGCCTAATACGGCGACTGCGACAGTGATGACAACTTCCAATGTATGGCTCAATGGTGTTGGCCCTCCTTATGACGCGACCATACTCGACATTACATAGAGAATGGTGATCCTTGCTGTATACGACCTTGCCGCAGTTGATGTGTTGACGATCCTCATCATGTTGTTCGTCCCGGTTGCCGCCCCGTTGAAGTAAACCACAGAACAGTTCGCAGCAGACCCGGAGTTGCAGGTCAGCACAGCAGCAGGTCTGTATCCGGATGGAGTTGATGCGCCGAAGTCGTTTGCGGTGATGTACAGTCCGGCTCCTGCGGCGAGATTTGTATAGGCGTGCGTGTATTCGACAATTTTGAAAATGCCCGTCAGCACGGACGCGTCCGCCTTATTCGCGAGGACGTTCCCAGAGCCGTCCGTGATGTCCCCGGCGGCCTCTACGTTGCCATCCCAGTCGACCGTGAAGGCGTTGGAGCGGGCGCTGTCTGATGTGCCGTTGCCGATGATAGCCGCATATGTACCGCTGGAGTCTGCTTCGTTGAATTTGCCCATCGCAGTCTGATTGGCTGACGAAGCAATTGTCCCCTGGTTTTGTGCATGAGAATATACGCCACTTGCGGTCGTGTTATACCCCTCCGCATGAGCATGCCTGCCATCAGCCTCTGTGTCGCCCCCTTCCGCATGGGCACCATAACCACTTGCGGTCGTGCTATATCCTTCTGCGTGTGATGCCCATCCGTTTGCCGTAGTATTGCTGCCTTCTGCGTGAGAAACTCGACCATAGGCTGTTGCATTATATCCTTGTGCATGAGAATATACGCCACTTGCGGTCGTGTTATATCCTTCAGCAAAACTCATGCCGCCAACTTGACCGTTGGCTTTCCTAATTCCAGCAGTATATGCTTTTGCCAATTCGCTTGCTGTGGTGTATGTAACAGTCAATGTGTACCCAATTGGGAGATAATTGGTAAGAGTAATACTGTTTTTGTCTTTGGTTTGATAGTAAGTTGAAGTTACATCGTTCCCGTCTTCGTCAGTGATTACCGGCACCGGGTTGCCGTTGTTAATGGCTGGCATACCCAGTCTATATGCCCGTTGGGTGTTGTCTCCCCAAAAAACTTCTGTAACCTCAACTTGGCCGTTTGTGCCACGCAAATCGCTTGCGCGAAAATAGGAATTCCCATCTTTATCGACCAATTCAAGACTGTGATAGTCAAGCTCCGCATGGCTCTTGCCCTCTTCGCCAAGCTGCATTGTCTCTCCAAAACTTGCCAGCTCGGTCATCCCGTCACGAATTGCGATACCATTGGAACGTGCCAGAAGATTTCCACCACCGTTCTGTGGATCGCTTAAGAATTCCTCCTCGGTGACCTCGGTGATGTGTGCGCCCGTGTCGGAGCCGGTCTCAGTAAACCAGAAATGCTGTGCTGTGTTCCCTGCTATCTTGATCGCACTGTCGGCGTTCCTTTCCGCCCTGGTCGCCGTGTCGCTTGCCTCGACTGCCGCTTCCTGTGCTTCTGTCGCGGTCTGCTTTGCGGCGTTTGCGGTCTTGTCGTCCGTGGGCGGGGCGGACGCGTTCCCGGTGATCCACGCAGTGCCACCGCCGACCCTCACCTGCACAGTGTCGCCCGGCTCCGCGTTGACAGTCATCTGGACAGGCGTCTCGTCCACTCCGCCGGGGATGTGTACCCATGCGGTGCTGCCCTCGATACGGACGACCTCTGCGGTGGTGTCGTACGGCTCCGTTCCGCCCGTCTCCGCATGCATCGCGTTATTGAACGCCTTTATCAGCTTCATATCAGCCATAAGCCTCTGCCTCCTCGGATATGCGGGCACCGTAGCCCATTTCGATTTTCTGCGACACGACACGAAAGTCGCTGTCTATCCTCTGCGCGGGGTAATGCAGGGCGACCACATCGCCGGGCATGACGTCCGGAAGATAGCGCCGTGAATATTCCACGCTTCTCACCGGAGCCTGGAGCTCCCGGAGCCTGCGCCGCGCGTACGCTTCTATGCCCTCGCCGTCGTTGAGCGCGGGCTTGCTTTCCTCCGCCCATATCTCGCGTCCTCTGGAGGCGGTCGAGTAGGGGCTGTCAGGATCGTCGTCCCTCGCGATGGCTGTCAGGCCGCCGCTGGTCGCTCGCAGCACATTTGGGCAGGTGTACCAGTCGCGCGTGTCGGTGACTTCCATCTCAACGATGTCATTCTCCAGCGGGTCGAGGGTGGCGGCAGCTTCATCCGCACGCGGTTCGATGCTTATCTCGCCCGTGCCGCTTATTCGGATGCGCCAGTCGATTGCCTCGACGATTTTCTTCGCCATGGAGAGCCGCGTCTCCTTGCTCTCCGCCACGATGGCACTGGAGAGCGCAGGAGCTGCGTCCGCATAGGTCACAGGAGCCGGGCCCACGCTTAGAAGCTCAGCCGCCAGCTGGGCACCGTCCATGCCCGCAGGAGCATACCACCCGCGCGGCAGGAGGACATCCTCGGCGGGCTTCAAGACCGAATACAACTCCGCCTTGTGCTCTTCCCGCGTGCCGTTCCAATCGGTCGCAGGGGCTTGCAGGAGGCCTGTGAAGAGAGCCTCCCGCGCGCCGTCCGCGCCCTGCACGGCGTTCAAGTAAATGCGCACCCACGCCTCGCCATCTGCGGGTAAGTCCGTGATGGTGATGTCCGCGGACTGCATGAGCCCGTCGGTCGTCCGCATCACGCTCCCGCCCGTGAGGTCGTGGGACTCCATGTCCCGCCACGTGGCGGGGTCTACGAGCGTGTAATAATAAATTGCCGAATAGCCTGCATTCCAGTTCATTCACTCACCCACTCACTGTATGCGATGCCGTCCAACGTCTCCGCATCCACTCGCGTGATGGTCAGGGTCACGTTGACGATCTTCCCGGCGCTGTCATATCCCACGCTGTCACCGACCTGCACGTCGGCGGAGTAGCTCGACCCTTCAGGTGTCCTCACGTGACAGATGCCGCTGTATTCCGCAAGCCTCCGCAGGGTCTGGAAGACATCGGTATCCTGCGAGACCACGACCGCATTGAAGGTTGCCGTCCTGCTCACGCCCGCATTCCAGTCGCCCACGATGGAACCGCCCAGATATTTGGTAGACTGGAAGTCCTTCGCCCAGGAATTGTTGACCTGAGGATTATAGACAAATTCCAGGCTGTCTCCACCGAAGTCGATGATGCCGCTCTGGGACTCCAGCAGGTCGCCGTCCGCCGCTCTCGTGTCCACCCATGCGGGCGTTCCGTCCTCGGTGATATAGTCGCCGTTGAGAGTCCTGTGCACGATGCGGTGCCCTCCAGTCGGGCCGATCGCGGGATAAGGGTCGACATATGCCGTCCCAAACTCCCCACCCTGAACGATGAGCTCGGGCAGGTCCGCGGTGAGTCGGTAGATGTCGCAGACATCGCCTTCGACCGCTCCCTCAGGAGCCACGGGGGTGATGATCGCAGCATTATTGGAAATGGTCACGGTCGCCGTCGGCACTTCCGCCTGATGACTCCAATGGACTTCGAAGTCAAGCTCGGCAGAGGCTGTCTGCCCGTATCCGTCCTCGACGGTGGCGATGATGCGATATGCTGCGCCGTCGTCCAGCACTCCAACGAGGTCGGTGTCCGTGATGGTCATCTGCGTCTCGCCTGTCTGCTGTCTGGTGGTCACGGTCTCACCGTCGTAGCCGTCGCGCACGGTCTCGTCAGGGCGAATGACGTGGTACTCTTCCGCCCTCTCAATCAGGAGCGACGTTGTGCCGCCCTCTCCCGCGCCCGTGACGGTCACCGTCAGCGGCATGGCTGTCAGGGCGTCCACCGTCCGCGCGTCGTCTCCCTCGCCGATCGTCATGCTCTGGAGGGACGTCTGCGTGATGGTGCAGGTGATAGGCTCCGCGACCGTGATGGCCACAGGGGCAGACCACTCGGAGACTCTGCCGCTCGATGACTGTACCCGCACGCACATCCAGTGCGTCTCGCCGTTGTTCCAGCTGGAGGGCATCCGCACTTCCACAGATTGAGCGGTTTTGGTATGAGCGATAACGGTCGAGTATGTTACCGCGCCCCCAGAGACGTATGCCGAGCATATCTCCGCGTAAGTCTGCTTCGCCCCGTCCGTAGCGTTGTATGTCCACGACGCCGTCAGCGTAGCGCGGCGCGGCAAAACAGCCCTTGAGAGCGACAGGACGGGCGGCTCTGGCACGTTCGACAGGTCGACCATGACGGGGTCGCAATATGGCCCATACGTGATGCCGTCCGCAGTCTCCCGAGCGAGTCTGATAGCAAAATACCACTGCGATCCGATGTCCAGTCCGCTGACTCTCCACTTCGCAGCGTGCTCGTTCGTGATGGTGTACGTGGCGGGCTCGTCCGTGCTCTCCCATGCGTTGGGGTTCTTTGACCAGCTAAGTTCTGCGCGGTTCGCCTGTCTCCATGACCAGTTCCACGTCAGCAGGACCTCGCCCGATGTCTCCGTAGTGTCTGCCGTGACTCCTGTCGGAGCGATAGGCACGGAGCCGCCGTCCCAGAGCTCTGCGCTCTTCATGTTGGCGTTGACCGCGTAGGTCGTGACCACGATTGCCGAGCCGCTCTGCTTTGCAGAGACGCTCCCCTGGAACGCATACACGCCGAAGCTGATGGCGTCCGTCCCCCAGTTCGGGCACTGCACTGTGGCGCTCGTTGAGCCGTTCGGGATAATTCCGACCACGATGTCTTTGTGCCTTGCCCTGCGGAAGATGACCGCCATGCGGCTGTCCGGTACGGAGCTGTTATTGGTCGCCGTCACGGTCGCCTTGTATGTCGAGCTGTCCGTAGACACTGACAGCCCTGTCGGAGCCGTCAGCTTACCGCTTGCCACGAGGGCCGCGTCCGTGGGGTTCTCGTTTGCGTCATGCTTCGGGTTGACCCTCACCCACAGGCACTCATCGAGGTCGAGCGCGTCCGCGAGGAATGTCACCTCGTCAGCTCCGGAAGTGTCGTTGATTGTGCGGGCGGTCTGCCATGAGGGATTTGCAGGGGCGGTGCGGTTGGCTCTGGGGGTGCCGACGCAATAGTCCACATCCACCGTGTCGATGGGATGCGAGGGCGTGGCATTCGCTGTCCACCTGACACGCACCCAGTTGGTCGTGCCTTCTTTTTTAAGGCCTGTAATCTTCGGCTGGTAAGGCGTGGCATATACATGCTTGACGTATCTCCAATACGAGCACCCCGTACCGTTTCCGCCGTTGCTCCACTTGTGCCCGCCTGCGCCGCGGGCCCGCACACGGAACCAGCGTGTGTACGAATTCTGCGCGAGCAGGGTGGTCTCTTCTTCGATTGGGATGGAGCTAGCACGCGTGCTGGTGCCAGACCTCCAGCCTGTGTTGGAGCTGTTCCAAGCGAACTTACTGCCGTCCGTCACGTTGGACTCTTTCGCGAGGAGCGACTGCCATTCGGTGTTGGCGAATGGACTCGCGTCCTTGTCGGACACAGCCACGCTCCACGCATAGGTGCATCTGTTTGCCGCCTGCGAGTCTAGCGTCGCCGTGAGTGACGGCATCTTAGGCGTGTAGAGCGGCATGGTCTTGTAGGCCCACGCGCTCCATGAGTAAGACGTGACGACTCCGCCGCTCTCCGTGTCGGCCTTCTTGCCTCTCACCGCGAATTCCACATCAAACAGGAAAGTCTTGGCGGTGGGGAAAAAGTCCGCCGCGCTGAACACGAGCGGGCGCGAGGTCTGTGTCAGGCCGACCGTTTCCGTCTTCCATTCCGACCACTTGCCCGTGCGGTAACGCCACTTGAACTGCTGGCCGCCTCTGTAGTCGCTATCCGATATTTTCCACGCGCAAACGAAGCGCATGCCGTTCCGTGTTATGGTGAGCCCGCTCGGGGCTTTGGTATTGGCCATTATGCGAGCCTCCCGTACTGTTTAGCCTCTCTGAGTAACCGATGCGCCCACTCCTCAGGACGATCCGCGCCGTTGACGGTAACGTTAAAGACCATATTGGGGCCGCCGACCGCGGTCTTGATGTCCTCCATCAGAGCCTCATGCCCGTAAAGCATCTCGTCTCCAGCTTCACCAGCTGCGAAGATGGTCGACTGTCCGAACATATATGGCTGTTCCATGGCTCTGCGGTACCACTTTATGCTCACGCTCGGAGCCTCGCCCATTCCGCCGATACCCCACGGAACCGTGCCGCCGCTGATTTTGAAGTGAGGAAGCTCGATGCCGCTGAATATCTTGCCCAGCTTTAAGGGGAAGAACTCTTTGATCTTGTCGACAATGCCGCTGATGGTATCTTTTGCGTCCTGGATCGGCTGGGTGATCGCGTCTTTGATATTCCCCCACATATTCGAGGCGGTCTCTTTGATGCTGTCCCACGTGTTGGAGAGTATCTCGCTAATCCCGCCCGTGATGGAGTCGACCACACCCTTCGCGGCATCCCACGCGGCGCTCCAATCTCCATCGAGCAGGGCGCTCACGAAGTCGACCACGCCTTTGATGACATCCTGCGCCGTCTTGACCGCGGTCTGAATACCCTTCCACACGGCATTGAACAATGTGCCGTCCTTCTGGGTCTCGGTGATTAACCACGCGATGACCTTTGCTATCGCTTGTATGACGGTGCTGATAATCGTGCCGACCGTTTGCAGAGTGGACGAGATGCCGCCCCACACGTCGCTCCATTCCACGCCTCCCTCACTGAGGGCCGCGCTGATGGTGTCGAAGCCTTCTTTCAGCCCTCCGAAGACTTCCTGAATGACTTCCCACGCGGTACCGACCACGTCGCCGATGGCGGAGACCACATTCATGAAAATTTCGCCGACCGCCTGGATGTCGATGGCTCCGATGAAGTCTCCGACCGCTTCCACCGCCTTGCCAATGGTGTCGGTAATTGGCGACAGGTCGGTGTTGCCGATGAAATCGCCGACCTTGTTGAACAGGTCAGTCATGGCCGGGAGCAGGGACGCTATGACGCCGTTCTTCACGCCGTCCATCGCGGTGGTCATGTCCTGCATGGCGTCATGATAGGCCGCCGCATCCTTTACGGCGCTCTCGTCCATGATGCCGCCAAGCTCGTGCACCTTGTCGATCATGCCCTGCGTATCTTCCGCGGACGTGTTGAACAGCGCGCCCATTTCCATGGCGCCCTTGCCGAGCAAGGTGGTTGCCAGAGTCGTGCGCTCCGTGCCCTCTTCCATGCCCTGGAGGCCGCTCACGACATTCGCGAACAGGTCTTCCGTGGACATGTTCGCCACTTCCGACATGGACAGGCCCAACGCCTCGAATGCCTCTTCCTGGTCCTGACTCGCGCCCCGCGAAGCCTGTGCCAGCTTTTTGAACGTGGCGCTCATCTTGTCCATGTCCGTGCCGGAATGCTGGAGGACGGCCTGCCATTCCTGATAGAATGTGGAGCTCACACCCAGCTTTTGGGACGCCTTGTCAATAGAGTCGCCGTACTCCGCAGTCTTTCCGGCGGCAGCCATGAGCGCCGTGCCAGTGCCTGCGACAGCTGCGCCGACAGCCGCACTCCCGGCGGCGATGCTTTTAACAAGGCCGCTTCCGAATTTGGAACCAGACTTTTCTCCAGCGGCTTCCGCAGCAGGCTCAGCGGCGCCTACAAGCTGGTCGGTTAAGGACTGCTGTGCCCCGCCTAATACCGGCGTGACCTCTATGGTTGCATTAGCTACTACCGGCATGCTTTTTCCTCTTTTCTTCGAACCACTTCCGGAGCTCATCCGTGGGAAGCGCGCCTCGTCCAATATGGCGCACGTTCTCGGGCTCCTTCTTGATCGGTCTCGGATACGGCTTCGGCTTCTTGGGCTTGCCGCCGCCGATTGCGATCAGGTTGTAATTGATGTTCGCTAATAAGTCATAAATGTCAGCGAGGATCGCGTTCGCCTTTTCCTGTGTCCCCCAGCCGGCAAATTCCGGGTGGAGCTCCTGCATGAGAGCCGTCCCGGGTCCGGACTGCTTCAGGAACGCGTTGAGCGACTCCCACCGCAGGGCGCCGCCGATGTCCGTCAGCTGGTACCCTGTCCTCGTCAGCAGGTCATATTCGATCGCCTCGCGGTGTTCGCTTACGATTTTCGCGAGGCCAATTATTCCCCCGAGCTGAGCTCTCCTGCCTGCATGGCTTTCTGGGACGCGTCCTTCCATGCCTTGATGATGTCCCGATAGTTGAACAGCGTCAGGGCATCAGCGACCTCTTCCCGGATATACTTCCGGAAGAAAGCGATGGCTCCGTCCATGGTGTCCATGGTGGACGCTTCCGCGAGCGTCAGGCTCGTCGCCAGCGGGATCAGGAAGCTCTCCTCGCCGATGTTCAGCTTCAGCGAGTCTTCCTCGCGTTTGTTGAGAGTGAATTCTGTCACGGCTCCCTCCTTACACAAAAAGGCCCCGGGTTACCCCAGGGCCGTGGTTGTTGCTCTGCCGATTAAGCTTCATCCATCAGGAGTTTGAAGCCGTCGTCACCCATAGCGGTGATGGTAGGCGTCCAGTTGATGGCCGCTCCGGGGGCGAAGGAGACATTCTCCACCGCGCTCACCTGCCCGTGAGAGCATCCGATCATGATCATGTCGTCGCCGTCCTTCATGACCCAGAGGAACGCTTCCTCAGGCGGAAGATCGCCGTCGGACAGGTTCACCACAGTCTTGCCGTTAGTGGTGGTCACGTTGCCCTCACCGAACACAGCCTTGAAGGCTTCCGCGGTGGTGTCCATGATGGGAGCCTGCACAGTCTCCGAGTGGTCAGTCAGGATCACGCGCTTGATGACGTTCGCCCAATTCTTCAGATTGGTGGATGTCTTGTTCAGCGCGAGCGTGATGCCCGCGTCGGACACGTCCCCGATGTGCGTCCACTCCGCTGGGATGGTGGCGCTTGCAGATGCCGGGAGGGCGGTGCCTGCGGGAGCATGGTAAAACATGCCGGTGCTAAGACCGAGTCCCAGTTTTACGTCCATGTTTAAACCTCCATAGTAGTCTGATGCGCTACGACGGATACACGCGCCGAACACATCGCAAGATCGGGCCGCACGGGATCAGCGCCCCATGAGCCCGACGAGTTAACAGTCACATGGCGCAGGGCAGAGGTCTGCTCTTTTGCCACTCGTTCCAATATGCCTTTAGCCTGGTTAAGGTATTCGATCGCCGCCGCCTCAGTCCTGGCTCTGGCATCTAACACGACCTCGAACGTGTCAATCGTCTGCACGGTCGTTCCGCCCACCTGGGTGATCAGGATATGCGGGAGGTCGTACTCCTCAGGCAGAGGGCGGCAGTATACTGTCAGGTACGGCGCCAGCGCCTGCCGGATCGCGTCCTCGACGTCAATTGATTTGTTTATGATCATCCGCTCACCGCCTTACTCAGGATTTTGTTCTCAGCTTCTTCTTTTGATGCGACCTCGTCCGCCATGACATGCCCAACGGGTCTCGAGGCTCCATAACTGGAGTCCAAGAAACGCGGCTCGTTCGTGACCTCGACCACAAAAGACCCGCCGCCGGTGAGCATACCGCCCGCCTCTGCGGCGATCCTCTCGGCCTGCTCCCGCACCAATTCTGTCGTGCCTTGGAGGCACTCCGCAAACCCTGCCGGGTTGAATGTGATCCGCATCTTCGAGCTCATCCGCGCCACCTCTGAAGATTAAGCTGCATGTGCTGCATGTTCATCACGCCGGGCCACAGGAGCGGGTCGCCGTTGATCGTGTAGACGTTTCCGCCGTACTCGATCCGGTCGCCTGCCTTGACGTCCGCGCCCTCGTCCAGATACACCGTCAGGCCGTCCATGATGCCCTGCACGCGCCCGTCCTGCGACAGGCTGGTGCCGGCAGGCTGGACACTGCACCCGGTGATCTCCAGCCGATCCGCATTGTCCCAGTCGTAAACCGTGGAACCTCTCTCCGTCTTCGTGCCCGGGCGGATGCGAACGATGCTCTGCGTCCAAAAAGACTGTAAAGCCATCAAAACACCCCCTGCACTCTGTACGGGATCAGCACTTCGCGGTTGTCTGCGACCAGCGCCGTCGCCCGGCTGTTGTTGATCCAGTTCGCGTTATAAGTGACCGACACGCCGCCGGCCGCCTCGGAAGTGACTCCCGCGGGCACTGCGATGGCGTGCGTCACGCGATGTGCGAGCAGCTCCTTGATCGGAGCCATCATGCCGGCGTCCAGTCCTGCTGTATAGTCGACCACGATCAGACCCTTTCGGTCGACCGCGCCGACATCGAACACGCGCAGGATGCCGTTGGGATCGCAGTAGTAATCCGTGTATTCCGCGCCGTCGATGGTCACGCTTTCCACGCTCTGCACGATCCTCGCCGGCAGCTGGATCATGATGTCCGTTCCAACGTGGGTTACACGCCGGTCGAGGGCGAACGTGCTGAGCTCGCAGGAGAGCGCCGGGAACAGGTGCCATCCGACATAATTCCGGATGGCTGCGCTTGCCGCACTGATCTCTGCCTCCACGCGCTCCGTGTCGCTGCTGTATCTGCCGCCGCTGAACGTGGTGAACTCGTCGACGCTGAGCATGTCTTCGAGGCTCTCCGTGTCCGTCAGCGTGTAACCCCAGTTGGTGATCATTTCTTTGCCGCCTTCCTCGTTTTGTTCGCCGGCTTCACCGCCTTATTGGCGACCGGCTTAGCCTTGGTCTGGGGAGCTCTCGTCTTGACTTCGACAGCCCCGTCCGGCTGGGTTCCCTCTTCGTACTGACGAGTAAACCCGTTGACCAGGTAAATCTTCATCAATCGGATCGCCCCCTTTCAGCCTCAGGAGACCTTGCAGACGCCGTTCAGATCGGTGACCGCAACAGCAAGCCGCTCCTCAGCGACCAGAGTCACGCGATTGTAAATCGCGTCGTCCTCGTTCTGCTCATAGAGCTTGACGTCAAGGCCGCCCTTTCTCCAAATCTTGACCGCCTCACGGGCCGCCACGATAGCGGTGCCGGCAGTGAGCGCGCTGGAAGTGAAGACCGGGACGCCCCAGATCGCGGTGGGAACGCCGAAGTTGCCATTGCCATAAGCGCCGGCGAAGTAGCCACCGCCATAGTACTGCTTGTTGGCGTCCTTAGCCTGGAGCAGGGTCAGATAGTCCGCAGGGTTAAGGATCACGACGGTGGCGTCATACGCGGATGCGTTCTTGATGTCCATGATGCCGGCGATGATAGCATCAGCGAAAGCGTTGTCGCCGGTCCCGACGGTTTTGGTCAGGATGCCGCTCGTGCCGCTGATCGCGGTCACGATGGTGTTGTCCTCGACCACGCCAACCCTGTATACGAGACTGTTCTGAACCTCAGACGCAAGGAAGTCGGCATCCCACAGGATTTCGTCCGTCTCCTTGATGTAAGCCGCAATCTTGGACAGCGGCAGAGTGGTGGGTGCGAAGCTGGTGCTGTTCTGGGGCTTCTTGGCGCCCTGTGCGGTCGCGGCAGGGGTGCCCTCGTAAGCTCCCTGCATGAAGTAGGTGATCGCGTTGCCAGAAATGGTGGCGTTGCTGAAGAAATCAGCCGCGGCGACCCTCTTCGGCTGCGGGGCGACTGCCCTGTCAATGTCTGCGATCTGAGGGGCGGTGACCACATCGGTCGCGGCCTTGATGTGAGTGGCCACGCTCCAGCCCTTCATGTTCTTGTCAACGGATTTTGCCCTCTCAAGGAATTCTTTGAATTCGCTCATCTTGGTTTCCTCCTTCTCGGATTTGCCGATCACATTGAGCAGGGCCGCCTTCTTCTCAGCCCGCTCAACCTCGGCGGTTTTCTCTTCGATGTCCTCGTGCATGGCTTTGACCTGCGCCTCTACCTCTTCGGTGACGTCAACCTCATCGGCTTCGATGCGGGCCTTAAGCTCTGCGAGGGCGTCCTTTTTGGCTTTGAGCTCTTCTTTCAAACTCATGTCTTAGCCCTCCAAAATGCTGTTGATGTATTCAAGCAGCGCCGCCTTCTTCGGATTGCTCGCCTTCGGCTCCTCTGCCGCCGCATTGGCTTCCGGCTCGTCCTCTCCGTGATCGGGTTCGTCTGCTTCCTCAAGCTCTCCCAGGACTCCCTGGAGGAGCGTGATGGCTTCTCGGATCGCGTCCGCGTCCTTCTTGGAATTGCGGCGGCCTGCCTTGACCTCAGGCTCTTCCGCTTTCGCTTCCGGCGCTTCCGCCTTCACTTCCGTCATGACTGCATTCTGGTTCGCCGGGATCGGCACGATGCTGACCTCGTAAAGGTCGAGCTTGCGCAGCTCATTGGCCTTTGTGCCATCTTCCAGCGTTACCTGGGACGCGTCCTTGACGTCGTATGCGAAGGAGAACTGGAAGACCACGCCGCTCTTGACGATCTCCCGCTTTTCCTGGGCAAGCGCGGTATTAAAAAAGCTCGCTGTCATCAGCGGGCCTTTTTCGTCATCTTCGATCTTGTCGACCTTGCCGATGATCTGATCGAGATCGTGGTTCCAGCACAGTGGGAACGGATGCCCGCTCTCCTCCCTTGCCTTGATGGTGTCGGTAAATGCACCCGGCGCCACAACATCGCCGTAGCTGTCAGGGATGCGGTCATAGGTGGAAAAGTATCCGGTGATCGTCCCGGCATCCTCGTCCGCCTTGATCTGTCCATAGTTTTTATACATATGTTCCATGGGTTCCTCCTTATTCTCGGGTGATGATCACCACCGTGGAGCAGTTACAGCCGCAGGTTGTGTCTGGGTCTCCGCCCTCATCGCCGGGCCACATACAGCCGTTGGAGAAGGGCTCATCGATTGGCACCGTCTCGCCGTTCATGAGCGCGTGCTCAGGGCGAGGATTCTCGCCAGTTTCCCACTCCTTCTCGGCTTTCGTGCGGCCTGTGATGACGCCCTGCTGTCGAGCCTGATCCGGTGCCTCGTGGATAGCCGCCCAGCCTGCGACGCCAATTGCCAGCGCCCTGCCGAACGTGATGCTGTCCTTGTTCTCGCGGACGTCAAACACGTGCGCAGGCGTGTCTTCCTCATCCTCGGCATCTTCCAGAGCCTCCTGAAGCTTCCGGTAGGTCGCGTCGTTGATGGCCTGCGCCCTGCCCTCCGCGAGGGCTCTCAGGTACTTGCGGGTCTGTTCCGGACGGTATTCTGCGCCGATGCCCGCGGCAGTCTCTTTGCCATGAGCGTCCGCGATAGCTCTCACGAGCGGCTCAATGTCGTCCGCGAGCTCGTCATTCCAGCGATCCTCGTCCCACCATTCGACTGACTTGGCTCCGAGCTTGGGAAGCACGCTGTTCGCTTGCCTTTTCCAGAACCTCTTCAAGACATCCGCGACGCGCTCGTCCTCTTCTTTGGTGGAGCGGGCCTTGATCCTGACCGGCTCGGCCTTTGCCTTGCACTCAGGACAGTCGCATTTGGCGGATGCCTCTGCCGGCTCCGTAGGCTCCAATGCCATCGGCTCCTGTGGCTCCATGTGCGTGTCCTGCGGCGATGCCTGCCCGCCTGCGACCACGTTCAGAGGAGTGATAAGATCGTCCCCGCCTTCAATTGGCGGAAGGTTATTGTCAGCCCTCGCCTCGTTCCGGGTCATATAAGGCCCGCCGACGGCGCTCTGGAGGATGCTCGCGCGTTCCTCGAAGGAGCCTTTGAGTTTCTCGTTTAAATCGAACTCGACATACGTGTTTGCATCCGCTCCAATCATCGGCAGCAGGAAGCTGTTGATCCTCTGCTGGAGCATCTGAAGCGTCGGGCCGAGGCAATCCGCATACAGTGCGCGGGCATTGTCCTTTGCGCTCGCATAGGTCTGTGTCGTGGTATGCCAGATCAGCGACGGGTTGACGTGAAAAGCAGCCGCCACATCTTCACGTGAGAGCTGCTTGGTCTCCGCATACTGAGCTTCTTTCGCGTTGAACTGGTACGGCTTTATCTCCATGCCGTCCTCGAGCAGAGGCATTTTCCCGGAATTGCCACCGCCCTGTCCCCAGCCTTCGCGGAAGGCCGTCAACCACTTCCGTTTGGTCTCATCGTCCCAAGGAGCGACGTCCTTCGGGCGGGTGATATAGGCGTTAAATCTTCCAGAGGAACGGTAAATCTCCGTCCTGAACTTGTCCGCCTGTATCTGTTCCGTCAGCGTCTGCCGCAGTGCCGCGATCGGCGACTGGTAGCCGCCCGGGTTGCCGGGGCTGTACATGCGGAACTGCACGAACTCGTCGCGCCCGATCTCAAGGAATGCGCCCGTCCCGGTGTGCACCTTCAAGACGTCCGGCGCGTAATTGGTCACCCTATCGGTGTCGCTGATCCATTCCCGCGGGATGATCCGCAGCTGATAGCCGCTGTCGCTGTCCGGGTCGGGGAGCACCCAGAGCGTGGCGCATCCCATGAGCAGGAGCTCGACGGTCAGCGCATTGAAAAGCTCATAAGCCGTCTGGTCGGCGTTGGGTCTCCACAGGAGCCTCGCCGCCACACTGTCGCGGTCTCTCTGTCTGTCGGTCTCGCCGTCACGCCGGTAGACCTTGAGCGGGAGCTGCGCCACAGAGTCAGCCAGGAACGACACGACCGCGTGCAGGTTGGCCTGCGTCGCATACAGCTCGCGCGCGCTCATGCTCCCGACCTGCGGAAGCTCCACAGGGGAGACGGTGTAATACACGTTCCTCCCAAATAGTGCCCGTAGGCGTTCAATCACAGGCATTTATCTGCCCTCCATCAAGCGAACATCAGCGACCCGCCGGCCGCATATGAACTCGCATAAATCTTTCTTTCCTGCTTCTTTATCGTCTGCGTGGCGGCGGCGAACGCCACGAAGCACGCGATCATTGGCGCAGGGTCGTCCGGTGACTTCACGCGATCCGGAAGCTCCACGCCTCCGCCCAGCTGTCTGAGCTGCATCGTTTTGGCTGGGGCATCCAGAACCGGCTGCGCGAGGTGGAAAATCTTCATGCCACCGCGGTTGCTCGCCGGGTCGTTCGCGGCGATCCCGTCCCAGAATCTGCCCCACGCGGCTGTCAGGTCTCCGCCTTCAATGGCATAGCGCTCAACGTTGGGGAGCGTGCATATCTGTTCCGCCAGTCCCACGCACGGACATCCGCGCCCCTGGAACGCCAGCTTCATCGGGCGCGTCCTCTGGCGCTCTTCAAACCACTTGTATGCCCATTCCGTGCCGATCTGCCGAGCGACGACTTCTATGTGCATGTTGCCGTCAGCTCGAAAGCCCGCCACCGCGATGGTCGTCCAGCGGCGGTTCTGCGATAAATCGATGCCGAAGTACAGCTCGGACTCAGGAGCGATCTGCGAGGCGTTGTCGAGTCCGCCCAGCCAAGCGCCATCAGGGAATGGCTGCGGCAGGATCGTGTCGACCTGCTGGCACATGCATTCCGAACGGAATTTGTTCTCTGGGAAGGTGCCGCGGTTCGCGAGGAGCGCGCGGTCGGTGAGGTAGCCATACCCCAGCGCGGGATTTGCCTGCGCGAGGGCTTCCATGTCGTCCGTCTTAGCTCCGTCAGGGGCAGACCACTCGAACAGTCCGAGGGTGTCGCTGTCGACGCTTCCGCCGTAATCCCCTGCCGTTCCGCCATCAATAGCGGCGATGGCCTGCGAGCGGAGCTGTCTGAGCACAATGCTGTCAGGGTCGCCCGCGTTTGAGAAGCACACGATGAGGCCGTTGGGCTTTGCGTTGGTCGATGCCGCCGCAGCTGACCACGTTTCCCAGTCGCGTTGTTCACGAATTTCGTCGAGCATCACGAGGTCGTTGGAGTCGCCTCTGCCCGCTCGCCTCGTGGGTGCGCCGACCTTGTACTGTCGCAGGCCGGTGAGGATGAGGCGCTTGTTGCCGTTTGTGCGGCTCACCCTGTCGATCTCTCCGGAGAGCTCTGGGATGCCTTCCTGATCGCTTATGACCGCCTCCCAGACTTCCTCTGCCTTATCCAACGAGAGCGATGTCCCGAAGATGGAGTCGACGCAGAGCACATTGAGGAAGAACGACGCGATGACCTCCGAGAGCACTGTCTTGCCGTTCTGGCGCGATATTAAAAAGAGCACGGTGCGGTATCTAAACCGCCAGTCGTGCCCTAAATCGCCTATGATTTCCAGTGAATGTATTAACGCCCATTCCTGCCACGGATACAGATTTTTGCGGAGCACCGTCCGCGCGTATTCTATCGCCGCAAACCCAAGCGACGTGTTCTGTGTCAGCTCTCGCAGGGGCGGCGTGTATATCCGTGGCTGTGTCACGCCCATCATTTTGCCACCTTAAACTTCGCCCTGATGCTGTCGAGGCTCCTGACTTCCGCGTTGCCGGCTCCGCTCTTTTCCAGAATGCTCTGCAAACTGTTCAGAGCCTGGGAATAGTCTCGAACCATCGCCCGGAATTCCTGCGCGGCTGGATTGGCTCGGAGAATTTGTTCGCCAGTCCCAACAGTGACCTGCTGTGCCAGAGGCATCTCAGCATATTCCGGGATTTTGTCATTGATCTTCTTCTGCATCGCGATGACGGCTTTTGCCAGAGTCACCGCCTGAGCCTTCATGTCCGGGCTCACGTTCTTGCACAGCTTCTCGGCCTTTGTCGCCATGTCTGCCTCCATCAAAAAAGCGCAGCCTCTCGACTGCGCTCATCGCTTATTCTTTTACTTTTCGAATTCTTACTCTGAAATACTCTCCGTAATCGCCCTGCTTTTGGTAGACCGTCACATCCCAGAGCTTCGTCCGCGTCAGCGGCTGCAACTCCTTGAACGTTTTGCTTCGCGGGGTGACCTCGAAGATGACCTCGTTGTTGCCGTCCAACAGCTTGATCAGCTTCTCCTCTTCCCACAGGTAGCCGCCCTTGATATAGGCGCTCCCGTTCGCCTTACTCTCCACGGGTATCTTCAGTTGCTTCCCCGTGATATTCACCCAGGTCGTCTCGAGCTCCGGCAACTCCTTCTCCGCCTTCGCCGGCGCCTTGGCGGGTTCCTCTTTCTTCCCCAGTAGCTTGTCAAATAAACCCATGACTTTCACCTCCTTAATGGTTATTTTACCACATTGGAGGTCAAAAAAATCATTCGAGGCCCAGGGGAGGGAAAATACTGCGACTCGGGGGCTGTCTGGATTTTAGTGATTTTTGAAGATCGCTTGGCCCCCTGGGCCCCGCTCCCTTGCCGATATACTCACCACTTTCGCGATCTTATTCCGATCGTGTTCGTGCCGTTGGTTCCGTCGCCGCGCTGACGATTGCAGCGGCGGTGCGCGGGGGCGACGTTGTCGAGATCAAGCTCCAAATCAGGCCGGAGGTGTACCGGCTGAATGTGGTCGGGCTCGTATGCATCAGGCGTTGAACTGGGCGGGACGAAGTAGTCGATCGGCTCTCCGCAGATATGACAGACCGCCTTGCGCTTGCGGTCGCGATCCCATGCGAGTCGGCGTATGAACTGCCAGCGTGTTGCCCTTGCCATTACCCCCGCCCCCTTTTTCTGGCGTGTGCCCCTCCCCTCCCCATGCATGACAAAAGCGCCCCGGGGTTAGGGCGCCTTTGCGGTACATGGGTATCATGGGTAAAAAGGAGGGATACTGTGAATATCTCTTTGCCTGTTCAGGCACTTACACCATAACATGGGGAGAATGTAAAAAAAAAGCAAATGTTAGTCCGGGAGTGGAAAGTGCTGGAGTGCTCGTCCGTGGATGTAAACGATGTTCTGCCGTGAGTATCCCATCCGCTGGGCGACGTCCTCCCACCGCATCAGGCGACCGCGGTCGTCGATGTTGGTATATCGGAGCTCAAGGACCTGCCGCTCGAGAGCGTCCTCCATGGTATCGATCCGCTTGAGGATGTCGCCTTCCAGTCCAACGCACTTGCAGTATTTGGCGACCAGATAATCGGTCAGCTCGCTCAGGCCCGCCATATAGTCAGACAGGTCGTGCTCTGTATTGTGAGCCTTCGGCATGTCGCTGTAATTGATCGCCGAAGGCATCGCATACTTGAGCCGGAGCTGTGTAATGCGGAGCTCAATCTCCTGCGCGTCCCGATATGCATCCCGATATTGGAGTAAATACTCTTTAGCTGTCATTCTCTGCCCACTCCCATGTTAATCATATCTTCGTCCCCTCGACCCCTTGCGTCCGAGCCGTGGTCTCACTCATCATGTCGATCCCCAGCTTCTCGGAGCACTCCTCAATGATGTTGAGCTCTCCTGCGGCGTGTCTGTTCCATAGGCTCTGGGTCTCTCCCAACACGCGCACGATCCGCTTGAAGCCGAAGCCTTCTTCGTGGAGAGCCAAAGCAAAGGCCGCATATATCACGGGCACGAGCTCTTTTATCTTGCGGTGATATCGCCTCTCCTGCTCCACGAATGGGTTATTCCTGCTCATCCGCATCTCCTCTCAATCAAGGCAAGCTCTCGGTCTCGCAAAGTCCCACCCCGGCGTCTGTAACGACAAGATACAATATCCTTCCATCAGCCCATATTCTGG